GTGCGATCCGTAATGTTGAACGAACCGGTATCGGTATCGAAGGAGCCCAGGGAGAATAGCGTGTAGTCGGCAGGATGTTTGCCGAAGTGGTGATCGTCAGAGTTGATGCAATCCTCGAATGCGCGGATTGCTAGGCCACGAGAAGGGACGAAGAACGGAGGCATGAACGTTTCGCCCTTTTGATCGTGGACAGTGAATATTAACTGGAGTTGACTCATAAGTAGGGCCTTATTAGTTGTTTAGTTTTTGCCTTGACGCAAATTTCTTTTTGTCGAAGGCGATCCGATGAGTTATCGGGATTGGCGCGCGCTTTTTCAATGCGAGCGCTTTTGTTTTTTTCGCTTGTTTCCTCGCACACCTGGTCAGCCAGGTAGTCGAGGTAGTAACGAGGGACGGGGCATTTATTCCCGTCAGGGTCAAGAACGTAATCGTTTTGAATAGTTTGCTCAGCGTATTTTTTTATCCAGGAGAGGCCGATGGCCGGATTATTGCTCATTCGGATGTATTCGAATTTTCGCGTTTGAACGTTGTCCTGGTCGTCCAGGTACGTGTAACGGTCTTGAGTGTCCTCGAGGGCGAGTTGTTTTTTTAGAGTGTAGCGGGCTATGTAGCCCGCAGATTTGTAGCTGACATGGGAGGTATCCGTAAACCCTTGTCGCCAAGCGAAATCGAGTTTTTCTGATTTGTAGTATCGGGCGTCTTTTTGAGTGCGGTGATATTTTGCATCGGGCGGGAAGTACCCGAAGAGGAGAACGTGATAGTGAGGTCGATGAGTTTGATCGCCGTATTCTCCGCACATGAAGAACGATAGTTTTTGCCCGGTGTTTTTACGGAGACGTTTCATAAAGAGCTGAAAGTCCCGGTGATCTAGGTCGTGATAATTAGGTAGATTTTCGTCGGCGTAGGTCAGGGTTATGAAGGAATTTTGTTCGTGCATTTGAGATTCGTGCCAGCAGCGAAGGGCCCATTCTTTGGCCTTACGGAGTTTGCATGAGAGGCACTTTTGGCACGGTAGTTCGAGGTTAGGTTCGAAGTCCGGCCCTTTGAAGCGGATTGCAGGGGCCGAGGTAATTGCGCAGGAGTAGCTTTGAGCTTGGATTGGTCGAGTGCATGACATTGGTTTATTTCCAGTTGAAGCACATTGACGCAGCCCGCGAAGAGCGGGATGCCAGCGAGAACGAGCGATATATGTTTCAGAGGGCGATGCCGCCCCTGGGAACAGTTTTGACCGAATTGCGTTTATGCATCCGGTTTGCTGTCTTTTTGAACAGCTTGCGAGATTTGGACTTTTTCATCTTTCTACGCATGTTTAGTATCTCCTGAGAGTTAGTGGTTTTTCCTCGAAATGGAGGGAAAGGTGTCAGCTAGTACAATATAGACGAGGGAGATATTGTACTTAATCGCCCTGATCACCTCCTGAGGCATCCTGCGGAGCTGTTTCGGCAGGGGCTGCTATAGGGTCCGATTCGGGCGATTCTTGCGCCTGAGGCGCGTTCAGCTCGTTGAGCTGGTCTGGCGAGAGTTCTGCCAGGTGAGAGTCGAGTTCAGCCTTGTTTCGCATAGCGTCCTCATAGCTGAGTGTTGAGGCTTCCTCGTAGCGGGCAGATGCGATTCTCCCCTGGTGGGGATCGATGCCCGTTTTTTCGTAGTGCCGGACGATGGCGTTGACATCGCAGGCAGGACCGAAGGACTGGTCGGTGAGCGAGCCACCGGAGAAGTCCTGAGAGTATTTGCGCTGACGCTTTTTAGTGCTCATTTTTTGACTTCCTTAAGCCAGTCTTGGTAGGAGATATCTCGACCAGCAGAGTCCTTTTTCCAAGCTGCTTTCGAGAATCTACCGAAGGTAGTTAATCGTTGATTCGGATCGTAGGAGTTATTACTGCGATCCGTTATGTTATCCATGATGAACATTTGCATACTTTCGTATGTTCGGGCCAGAGCGGAATCAAGTTCCTTGCCCGAGTTGCCCATCGCCTCGAGGGCGTTTGTGAGCTGCGAAGATGCAGCAGTTATTTTTTCTTTTATCAGCGCCGCCGTTTGTTCTGGCGTGAGATTGCCTATTAAGGCTTTTACGGTGCGCGCTATGTCGGCAGTGATGCCCGCGATGACTTCACCATGCGTCGCGATTAATTGTTGCGTCTTGGTTAGTTCAGTGCGTGCTTCTGTGCCGTCTGTGTTTGCACCGATGTTTTCTATTTCAGCAGTTGCTTTTTTTATTGCCAGGGCGGTATGAGCTGATTGCGCGATCCCTTTAGCCAGGGGCGCGCGTTTGTTTTGCATTACGGCGGTTGCGCCGCCTGGTGTTGAAGCAGAGCTTCCCAGGGCGAGTATGCGATTTAGGCCTGCCGCGTCGAGGTCCGCGGCAGAGCGTTGGTATGCAGTAGAGGACATGCGCTCTTGAAATTCGCGGTTCTCTTTTGCGATGCGTTCGTTTACACGATTCGCAGAGGATTGCCCGGAGGAGGCCATAGCCCCCCCGAGCAAGTCGGCCCCTGCGCCGATTAGTGCGGCGACGGGCCAGACCACTAGAAGTGGTCCATAAGGCCGGGAGTGCCGTAAAGCGGCAGAGGTCGAGCGGCCTTGATTTTGAAGTAGACGTCCAAGAGGAAGTCCGGCTCAGAGGGAACAGCCAAGACGCGATCCATTGGAACAGCGTCAGTGATGAACGCGGCGTTCAGAGCCGGGAGTACTGCGAAGTCCTGGGCCAAATGCCAGACATCGAGCGAGGCGGTAGCCTGAGAACGGAACAGACCGGTTATCTGAGATTGTTTGAAACGGTACTCGTCATACCTGGGCATATACGCGAAGGTCGCGTCATCGATCAGAGGATCATTGGATACAAAGACCTCTGAGTTTTTCACAGATTGTTCGCCCAGGTGACTGAGGGCAGGCCAGTAGAAATCGAAACGTGTCTGGCGAGACCAGTACCGTTCGAGGCCCTGCTGATATGTGAGATCCGCCCGGACGTTGACCAGGCCGAGAATGTGACCGTGTTCGGTGAAGGATGAAGTGAAGCCGTGTCCGATTCCGGAAACGGTGCCATAGGCAGCTAGGTTGCCTTGTGGAGTGAGTGCGACTTGTACGTCGGATGCCGTGTTCGTTGTTTGTTGAACCGGCGTGATATTGATTTGAGAAGAACCTCCGCCAAGGAACAGGGGCCGCTGGTGAACCAGGAGGCCCGGGTCAGACACTTGAAAGTGACTGCGGAGGATTTCAGGGTAACGAGTGCCGCCGCGAGCATCGCGTTCGAGCAGTCGTTGAATTTGGATTGATTCGCGAAGGTCGTTTATTGAGATGCCAGTTGCATCTGCCAGATTCGCGTAAAGGGGAGCCCCGGCTGCTGTTGTTGCAGAGATATCTACGACAGCCAGGTCGGAGTCGAGCTGGTGAAAGACACCAGTAGTGCCGAGTTCCACCATTATTGGATCCGCTACGGCGGGATCAGTGCCGCCGATTGTTTGCGCCATTACCTGGGCGCGATCGCCCAGAGAGACCGTCACGTCGGGGCCTTTTTGCGGAAATGGAAGCCCCGAAGTAATGTAATCGCGACGCTTACGCCGCGATTCAATATTGTAAAGGTCGAAAGTATCTCCGGCGTCGGCGGTATTTTCCGTTACCGGTTGCATAAGGTTTTCGTCACGAAACCAAAAGTTGAATATTTTGTTGTAGCACCGGAAAGGGAGAGCATTAACGGCGCCTGTGAGCGTGGCTCCGAGAGGAATTCCATAGTAATCGTAAATGGATAATTCGATGCAGTCGCCGTTAGTCATTACAGGGACGGAGAACTCAATTGAGTCCCCGGGAGCTTCTTGTTCACCCATCATTTTGATGAAGTTGGGCCATACCTGACGCCAGGGCGTAAAGAAGAAGAACGTCTCGAGATAGAGATTATCGAGAACCGGTTTGATAGGTGTCGCCATGCGGCCAAAGAGAGAAGCCCGGAGATTGATTGTATCCCCGGGCAGGACCTCGAGTGAGAGGATAGGAACCAGTTCCGATGCGTTGAACGTCGTTTTTAGAC